CGGCAATCGCCTGCGCCTCGGTCTGGCAGAAGCCCACGTTGTCGTAGATGTCGGAGAAGTCCGGACCCCGGGTGTACTTGATGCCGCCCCGGGTGACCTTGATCTCCGGCAGCGAGAGCAGACCCTCGGCCGTCTCCTGTGCACACAGGTCGTAGATCGTCTCGCTCGGTGCGCACCAGCCACCGGCAGCGGTCAGCGAGCCACCGGGGAGCCGGGCCTCGCGGCCAGCCGCAGCGAGCACCTCCATGTCGTCGGAGTGCCGGTCGGAGGTCAACTCCTGCGGAAAGTCGAGCGCGAAGGACGCGACGCCGACGTGGCGCAGGTCCTCGTGGCTGCCGTCACCGGAGGGAGCGCCGAAGCCGCGCATCCGGTTGATCATCGCGGTGGTGACCTGCTCCAGGCCCGCCATCTTGGAGCCGGTGGCGAACTCGGGTACGTCGGCGGCAGCGGTGATGGTGATCGGGCTGCGGGTGCGAGCGGGCTTCACCGGGCGCTGGGTCCGGCGGGCGAGGGTGGCCACACCGGAGCGGGCCTTCTCACCACTGCCGGGGGCCTCGACCTTGGTCGGCTCGGAGAGGGGCTCCTCGGTGGAGTCGGGGCCGATCTCGTCGTCGTCGTCGTTGGGCTCCTCGTCCATCGGGACGTTAGTGGCTCCCTCGTCCTCGTCGCTCTCGTCGGCGAAGCGGGTGCGCAGCGCAGCGGTGCGAGCAGCGAGGGCCTCGGCGCGCTCGGTGCGAGCGGTCTGCTCAGCAGCGATGGCGTCCAGGTGGTCTGCGTAGCCCTCGGCCTCGGCAACCTGGGCCTCACTCGGCGCATCCAGGGAGGCGATGGCGGTGAAGGCGGCACGGACCTGGGCGGCGTAGGTCGCCAGCGCGTCAGCATCCAGTGTGGTGAAGTTCTTGTTGAGGTCCACGGGACTTGCTCCTCGGGCGTCGTAGGGGGTCTGCGCCAAGCGCAAGTCGAGATCCCCGGGCACCAAGGTCCAGCGGAAGAACTTCCTGGGCCGGACAGTACACCCACCAGACGCCCCTGTGGGGGAGGGAGTCATTCTCAGGGCCCTGAGAACGGCGTACCGTCAGGCCCATGACCCCCGAGAGAGCGATCAGCATCGCCATCCTGGTGATCGTGCTGATCATCCTGATCTTCGTGCTGATCAACGTCCTGGCCTGACGGCGTTGTGACAGCCTTCCGCCAGGTCGTGGTCTGCTGCGACGTGAGGGACTGTCGCATGTGCACGACCACGGTCGGGAAGTCGGTCAAGGCCGCTCGCAACGCGCTCTGGCTGGGCGGCTGGACCCGCAGGAAGAAGCAGGACCGGTGCCCGATGCACAACCCGAAGCGGAACGACTACCAGGAGCGAAGGGTGAGCCGGTGACCAGATGGCACCGCTACTGGTGGCGGCTCACCGAGTGGTTCTTCTCCCCGCCGTCGTGGGTCTGGGACGGTGAGGAGCAGCGTTACCACCCGAGGCAGCCGTGATCCATCCAGCCCTGCTCTGGACCGCCGCCCTGCCAGTGCGGTTCATCGCGTACCTGGCGGAGCAATACTGGCCTCCTCGTTGGGCACGCACACCCACACCGCCAGATCCTGATCCACGGGCTCGCGCTGATGGACCTCGACCTCGGCGAAGGTGAACCCGACCGGGCAGAACACCTCGGCAGGCGTCGATGGCACCGGAGCGGGGGAACCCTGTGGACCCACTGGACCGACTGGCCCCTGCGGGCCGCGCGGGCCACGGGTGCCATCGGTGCCGTCCTGGCCATCCTTGCCCTGCTGACCGGCTGGACCTGGCTTACCCTGCTTGCCGTCGGCTCCCTGCTGACCGGTGTCGCCATCCTGGCCATCGACACCCGGGAGCCCCGCCCCCGGCGGACCAGCGGGACCCGGACCTCCGGGCTCACCCTGCGGGCCAGGCGGTCCGACCTCCCCGGGCTCGCCCTGTGGACCCTGCTGCCCTGGCGGGCCCGGCTTGGCGGTGGCGTCGGCACCCGCAGGCCCCGGCGGGCCCTGCGGACCCTGTGGCCCCACGAGCACAGTCGGAGCCCCCGGCGTGCTCGGGGCGCTGACGATGCCGTTGACGACCGTCCCGGCGAAGGCCAGGGTCGCTAGCCCCCCGGCCACCCAGTACCCGAGCGGGCTACCCGTCAGCCGGGACATCGGCCCTCTCCGTCGCCTGGGCGTAGCGCTGTCTGGCGAGGGTGGCGTCAGTGCGTCCGGCCATGAAGCCAGCCAGCAGACCGATCAACGTGTTGACCACATCCCCGAGTGCGTGGAACCCGGCTTGGGTATCCCGGTCTGGCACCAGGATGGTGATGAGGAACAGGGCCGTACCAGAGGCGAGCACCGAGAAACAGACGGTGGCCACGACGACCAGCATCAGCAGATCCCCGGTCGGGCGGTCGGCCAGTCGTCTGCGCATCTCACTCCCTCGGGTCGGCCAAGATCACCGCGACGACACCGAGACAGATCCCCACCACCAGCCCGATCGCCACGCCTGTGCCGAAGACCCACCACTCCCAGTCGCTCAGGGCAGCCCGGTCATCTCCCACACCACGTAGTCACGTGCCGACGCCGATGCACCACCTTCGCGCTTTGCGGCCAGCACCGCTCCGTTCGCCGCGAAACAGAGGCCCTCAGGCTCGTCCTCGTCCGACCCGGACAGGTGCATCCCGGTCACGTCGAACTTGCTCAACAGACACTTCCCGGCCCAGTCGAACACGTCCAGCACATGCTTGCCGCCGGAGGGGTCCGGAGACTCGTTGGTGCTGCCGTAGATCCGGTAGATCCGGGACTCGTTGCACGACCACGACTGTTGGGTGAGGTCGGTGCGCTTGGAGAGGGTGACCTCCTCGATCGGGTCCGACCGGTTGTCGCCACCGGTGAAGTCGGTCCGGTCGAAGATCGAGATGGTCTCCTTGGTGTCCGTGGCGGAGCGAAAGGCCACCCGGTCGTGGTAGCCCGCCTGGGGCCGACCGCCCTTGTAGTCCATCTTGTCGCCGGAGGTGCGGGAGACCTTCTTGCCCGAGTTCCACGGGTAGCGGTACGAGGGGTCCTCGCCGCACCACACGTAGAGGTTCCCGGCGGCGGAGCGGTAGGCGTAGACCGTCTGTCCGTGCCCGGCGTCGTTGACCTGCATCCAGTCGATGTACTTGCCGCTGGAGTCGAACATCAGGAACCGGATGTCCCCGGCGTTGTTGTAGTCCTGCGCCACGATCCAGCGCTCAGCGTGGGAGGTGCCGTCGTCCTCGGTCATGGCATCGACCCGGGCCATGCCCTGGAGGTAGGAGACCGAGCCGGACACCCCGTTCAGGCTGAGGGTCTTGTGGTGCTTCCACCCCGGCTTCGCCGCAGGCGGTGGTGCGTCCACCACATCGAGGTAGTCGCTGGAGTACCAGTTCGTGCCCCCGGTGACCCAGCCGCTCACCAGGTCACCGGTGACATCGAAGGTGTAGCCGGTCTCGCGGACGATCGTGTTGCCGTCCTTGTCGAGCGACTTCGGCCCACCGGGGAGGGTGCGTGCCGTGAGCCCACCACTGGCGGTGACCTTGACCTCGTCGCCCTTCTTCACACCGTTGGGGTTGGTGGGGTCGGGCTTGACCATGGGGAACAGGTAGTCGGTCGAGAACCACACGCCACCCAGGTCGGGGTCCGGCGGCTCGGGGGGAACGTCAGCCCCGGCCCAGGCTTGTAGCGCCGCCAGCGTAGCGAACTTCGGTGCCCGGTTCTTGTCGTAGGGCTCCCAGGTGTACTGGTGGAAGGTCCACTCGTACTCGATCCCCGGGTCCGACCCGCCGTTGGGGTCAGCGATCCAGAGATAGTCACCCGCGAACGAGGTGGTGTCCTTGTTCCGCCAGAAGTCCTTGTTGCAGTAGAGCCCGACCCGGTTGTCCGGGAAGAGCCCCTGGACCTGCTCGATCCAGTCGTCCTTCTGCGCACAGGAGGCGGTGCCGGTGCCGGTGTCGTTCTCCCAGTCGCAGGCGATCAGGTCGCCGGGCTGCACGTCGGCGTTGTCCACGAACCAGTGGACCTGAGCGGTCACGTCGCCCTTGTTGAGCCAGTGGTAGTGCCCGGCAACCTTGCCCCGGTCCCGGATCACCCCGAGTTGGTGGGCTCGGTCGGGGTTGGCATAGGACTTGCCCTCGGTCGCCTTCACCCAGCCGTAGTCCCAGGCGTCGTCCTCCCAGGACGAGTTGTTGTTGGACGAGACATCGACGCCGATCAATCCGTCGACCATCACTCAGCCGCCCATCCGTCAACCAACTGGGTGACCACGAACGTGTCGCCGTAGGGCCTGGTCTTCACCACGTCACCTTCTCCGCTGGGCTCGTCCCGACCGTTGAGTTCGCCGCCCGCGATGACGTACACCGTGTCACCGACCTTCACCCCGTTCGGGTTGTCCGGCTCGCCACCGGCGGTCAGGTAGGACAGCCGCACGTCAGCGATGTCCTCGGTCCAGCCCTTGTAGGTGAGGTTGCCCCAGTCCCGGTCGATCTCGTCGATGCTGACCGTGGCGCACTTGCCGTTGGACTGCTGGTCGGTGGAGCGGACCATGCCGCCACCCATCGAGACGACCGCGTGGCCGTACCCAGAGCCACCCCCGGTCCAGAAGACGGGGGCACCTTCGGGTGGCGTTCGGTCACCGGCGTGCTTGTACTTGGCGGCGTTCCACTGAGCACTGGCGTCGGGGTACATGTGCGGGGACTCCAGCCACTCCTGGGTCTGCCACAGGCACATGCCCACGTCGCAGTTGGTGGTCCCGGCGGCGTTGTCCATCGCCTCCTTAGCCGACTGCACCACCATCGTCAGCCACCCCCTTCTCGTCCCCGTTGCGGTAGTCCCGGTTCTGCTCGCCACCGGGCGGGGCGGGGGGGTCCGCCTTGCCCAGTACGGTCGAGCCGTCCGGCGCGGACTCCTGCTTCGCGGGTACCGGATCAGCACCCTCGGTCCCTCCCGCGAAGCCAGTGTTCCCGCTCATTGCTTCGCCACGACCTTGCCGCCGCCGCCGCGCACCACGGCTGCCCGGGCCTGGATCTCACTCGGGTAGTCCTTGGTGGTGGTGCCGTCCTTGGACACGTAGGTCCAGGTCGTCGCCTTCTTGTTCTGTCCGCACGCGCAGGCCATCAGTTCGCTCCCACTCTCTCGCGTAGTTGAGCCATCTTGTCGCGCCGGGCCAGCGCCTTGATCACACCCTGGATCACTGCGTCCATCGGGTCGTCGGGCTTGGCCACCACTCCGGCCGCGATCAGCGCGACCTGGGCCTGGTTGTGCACCGCGACCACCGGGAACCCGGCCACGTTGACCGCGAGCGCGGCCACCATCTCCATCTGCCCGGGGCGAACCTCGCGCCAGTCGCCGGACACGTCGGAGGCCCGCAGGGTGTACGCCTGCTGCTCGGTCCAGCCCGGGCGCATCCAGCCCGCTGCCCAGATGCCATGCTCGTCCTCGCCCACCGCGATGTCGGCCACCCCGGCGGAGGTGCGGTCGTAGTGCTCGATGGCAGCCGTGAAGCCCATGTGGCCGGGAGCGTGCCCACCCCCCAGGGAGAGCACGCCGGTGCGGGCCTGGGTGCCGTCGTCCAGCAACACCCGCTTGGAGGCGTAGTAGGCGTAGTCGCTCTGGCTCATCGGCGGGGCGACGCAGACATCCTCGTAGCCGATGTGGCAGGACGACCACTCCGCGAGGTGGCCGAACACCCGACCCTCCTCGGTCACGGTGAGGTGGGTGGGCTCAGTCAGGTTCGGGTTCTTGAACCAGTCCGCCGGGGCCTTGATGCCGCCCGAGGCGACCAGGCTGACCGCCGGAGCGGGCTCACCATTCTCAGGACCCTGAGAAAGTTCGCTCGGGGCCCGACCCGGCCAGTAGCCGATGGCGTCGTAGTGCCACTGGGCACAGATCTGGTTGAGGAAGCGCATGTCCTCGGGGGAGTTGGCGGCGATCTTCTCCCCCACCAGGGCCCGGCAGCGGTTGAAGTCGCCGGGCACCCCCCAGTTGATCTTGGCGTAGCCCTCGTGACCAGGCTGGGTCCAGTACGCCCAGAGGCGGCGGGTCTCCTCCGGGTTGGTCACCCAGCCCGGCCCGCGACCAAAGGTGGCCGCATCGAGGGCGGCCTTGATCGCGTCCGGTGGCTCCTCACCCAACTGCTTGTACGCACCGCGCAACTGCCGGGCGGCGCTGGCCTTGGCCTCGGCCGGGGCGTCCACCTGGTTGAAGCGGGACGCGGCGGCGTGCACCCCGGCGCGACTCAGAGCGCCCCCGGGCTCCTTGATCGGGAGTTTGTGGCAGGACTTCTCGTCCCCGGTGCAGACGTGCAGGATGGTCGAGGCCTTCCACTGCTCCGGGGTGAACCGCCCTGCGCTGCCGTCCCAGGACTCCTCGCTGATCAGCGTGATGGTGGCCTCCGGCCCGGAGACCCCCTGGCTGGCGGCGATGGTGTTGGCGTCGTCGCTGGCACTCGGCTTGATCGGCACCCAGCCGGGCTCATCGCCGTCCATCGGCTCCTTGTCCTGCTTCTTCTTCGCCAAGCACTCCTCGTAGTCCGGAGCGTCGGGGTCACACTCCTCCTCGTCGACCGGCTCCGCATCATCCTCAGGGTCCTGAGAATCCTTCTTCTTCGGCGGGAACGGCGGGGCTCCGGCGGCCTCGTCGGCCCAGGTCCCCAGCGCGATGTATGCCTCGGCGAAGGCCGGGATGGAGACCAGGGAGGCGGAGGCGATCCG